TCTTGTAGCCGAGGCAACGCAATTTCTTTGTTTATTGCATTGAGTGCTGCTTTGACGCTCTCTTGCTCACTCAAAGGCTTGTCCCAATCCAGCATCCGGGCGATCTTCTCGTCAGGAAGGTCTACGGTGTAGAGAGAGCCAGGATCAGCGTGATGTATTTCGTTTTTCAGCCTTTTGTAAAGCTCTGCCCTCTCCGAACCCTCTTTGTATTGTCTCGGAAGCTGTCCGGGCTTTCTTTGCGTCCCTAGCACCATGTCGTCAATGATGGAGTCTGCAACACCAGATGGGCGCGTGACGCCGTCAAGATAACCGCTGCCAAACTCAGCGTTAACCAAATCTTGGACTTCCGCTCTTGTAAGACCCGTCTTTCCTCTGTAACTAAAGCCACGGTCAGAAGATAGCCTTGACTGATACCCTTTTGCCACCTCTGGCGACTCAGCGAAATACAGCCCGTGCCCATAAGACTGCGCCCCCTCGCCCGTCCCAATCTTGCTGGAGTCGAACTTCTCAAACTTGTGCGGCGAGCCGTGGTACACGGTCAGCGGGGAGACGTTCTGCCCCGCTGCCTGGACAAAATCACGGCCAGCCCGAGCAACGCCACGAGGCACAGCCATCACAGCCCTGGCTCCCGACAGCGGCCCGGTGTATGCCCCGCCAGCCAACTGGCCTGCCCCGGTGAACATCTGCCCAACGGGCGTCTGGCTTGCCCCACGGAAGGGCAGGCGCTTCTCGATGTCCTCGGATGTCGGCAGGATGGTCTTGGACTCCTTGCCGGTGATCAGTTCGTAAGGCATGCGTGCCAGGGACTCAATATCCCCAGGCAGGCCAAGCGTGCCGGAGACCAGACCGCGGGCGACCGCCACCGGGATGTTGGCCGATGCCTCGCGGTTCTGCTGCGACTCAGGCCGGCGACCGGCTCGGCGATAGCCGATGTAGGCCTTATCCTCGACCTTGCCGCCTTCCGCGAACTTCTTGACCTTCTTGGCCCAGACATGCTCGCGGCCCTTGTAATTAGAGGGGACGTCTCCACCGGACGCGACAAGTTCTTTGAGCGCCTTAGCGTCATATGAAGGTCTGTCCTTGGCCATCGCCTTGAGTTTCGCAATCGCGCCGGTTTTAGCCATGCCTTGACCCCTTTACAGTGCCGACATCATAAACGGCAGGACTTGTCAAGTCCACCCTCGACTCAAGCCAGTGATCAACCGCAGCGTGTGCCCACTTCGCTATCGTCTCCGACCGCATGCCCGGATCAACCAGCAACTCGAGCCGGTTCTCGCACTGGCTCACCCTGGCGAACTTCACGCCCTTGGTCGCAGACACGTTGATCATTGGACGCCCTTCCTGTGCTTGCAGCCCTGGCACCGCTCGTCGGCCTGCCCCAGGTCGGTTAGTGTGTACTGACAATCCTCGGCCATCTTGAACGGAACGATGGTCAGCTTCGGTATGCGCTGCACCCCATCGACCCACCATCCGTCCTGGGCGAAGTGGCTCCTCTTGAATGCCGGGCGGTTGTGGCAGCCGTAGGTCATGTCGCGTAAGGGTTAACCCTGCGCTGCCTGCCGGTGTCGGCATAGTCGTCCTCATCCCAGTCATCGCGTGGCGGAGGGTCGATCTCGAGCCATCCAGCATCCCGCAGATACCGCAGGGCCTGGGTACAGGCGTCCACGAAGTCGTCGTGCGTGGTCTCAGGGAACGAGCAGATCTGGCTCACGAACCCCTCGGCCCAGTCCTTAACGTAGCCCTTCCTGGCGTCCGACTCCGGTATCCAGACGCGCCCACGGGCAATGATGTTCGAGACGATGTTCAGGCGCTGCACCTTGTCGGCCTTGCCTGGGTTGTAGGCGCGGATGGGCAGGTGCGCCCGCTGAAGGTCTTGGATCAGGCTGATGCCGGCGCTCTTGTCCTCAATCAGCAGCAGATCCACCCGCTTCCTCTCCTTGCCCTCCCCGAAGACCGTCTCGTACTCTTCAATCACCTTGGGCCGCAGATCCGGATACTGCATGCGCTCCTGCCAGCAGTCGATCACCATCGCGGACATCGGGCCATCCAGGGGCTTGAACACGCCGAACGTGATGCAGGCCGTTGGGTCGTTCTGCACCTTCTCGGACGTGGCCACGTCGTAGGACTGGATGATGTACTCGAACTTCGGGAACGGCTTGCCGGCCGGCCAGAGCTTGAACATGTCCCGGCTGACGATGCCGCCCTCCTCTGGGTCGATGATCTCGGCGTAAATCTCCTGGCGGCCGAGCGTCGTGCCCTCGTACTGAAGGATCTGCCTCCTGAAGTTGTCCGACAGGTTCGCAAGGTTGGCGTAAGTCGAGGCGGTCGTCAGCACCACGTCGTCGCCCTCGCGGCCCACCAGCTCGACAATCAAATCCTTAGGTTTCGGGGTTGTTGTGCAAATGATACGGGTTCGGGTTCCAAGGCGGACGCCGAACTGGATCTGATCCCAGGCGTCTTGGAGATAGTCCCAGGCGGCCAGCTCGTCGCAGTTGTGAACCACGATGCCGTTGGCGATGAACTCGTGCTCCCCCTCAACTGTCAGGTTGTACGTCACCGAGTTCGGCAAGCGTTCGACGCGGCGTACCGCCAGTTGCCTCAGTGCGATAGGTCCGGACCGTGGACTTGTTGTTGCACTGCTTGCAGCAATACCGCTGGAATCGCTTCTTGGCAAGATATTCGCCTTCGCAGACAAGGCATCTCCGCAATTCCGGAACGAACTTGTTGATCCTCCAAGACTCAAGGCATGGCCTTGAACAGAACCTCCCAACCTCTCTTGCGGAGTAAGAAATAAAGCCCTGGCCACAATGAATGCACTTTGCAGGCTTTGGCGAGCGGAGAGACTCAAGCGTCGCAGCTGCGGCTCTTGCCTGCGCGTTTGATGTGGGTCGGCCCGTAGCGTGATGACGTTGATGATCGCCTCGCGGCATCGCCTCAAGATTGCCGGGATCGTTGTTGGCTTTGTTCCCGTCCCTGTGGTGAACAACCCACCCAACAGGGATTTGCCCGTAGTGCCGCTCATAGATGACGCGGTGGGCGTATCTGCTTCCGATGTATTTGTAGCCCATACCAAATCCCCCGGTTTGATGTCGCCAGCTGGAACCCACTGGTCACCAACGAGTATCGGGTGATCTACGGTAGCCGTCAAGCTCGTATCGCCACAATCCATTGACACCAATTCTGATGGATTACCAGATACGCCAGCGGCCAGAACTCGACGAGGCCCGTGGCGGGTCATCACCATATCGCCGGGTCGCACAAACTGGATGGCCTTCTCTCCGCCACCGGGTAACGCAATCATGGCATCTGGTGTGATGCACCATGCACCATGAAACTGTGGACCGCGGAACCGCTCGGGCTCGCTGGCAGGGATGCCCTTGATGAGCGAGCCATTGATCAGCTTGAGCTCGTGGAGGGCCTTGTTGTAGTCGGCGATCAGGGCCGACGGGATGATCGTCACCAGACCTGAATCGCCCTCAAAGCAGGTAGAACGGACGTCGCTCGAGGTCGGGGCGGCCACTAGCCAGCGGGTGCCTGGGTTCTCCCAAGCCCACCAACCGATCTGCTCCGCGGCAGTCCGGGTCTTGCCAGCGCCGCGGCCAGCGAGCATCAGCCAGATCGACCACCAATCCCCAGGCGGCAGCACCTGATGCTTGTGCTGCACCTGAAACCACCGCATCCGCCATGCCCAGGCAAGCCTGACCTCCGGCTTGACCGTTTTGAGACTCGCCTGAACCTGGGGGTCGGCGAGGATCTCGGCCATGTCAGTCATCGGCCTGCTTCTTCAGCTCTACATTCTTGAGAACGGCCGAAAGCAGGGTCTCCGCCTGCACCTCCGCCTCGATCTTGACCGGGTTGTCAGCATCCCCAGCCAGGGCCACCCGCTCCCCGTACTTCTTAGGCTTGAGCTTCATGGCCGTCCACTTCCTGGCGTCGATCCGGTTCTTCTGCCACTGGAGGAAGGCGTTGTCCAGCTTGTGGTCAATTGTGTTCCCATCCCTGTCCTTGACCTCGATCACCTCCGGCTGCTCGTCGGCGATGGCGATGATCTCGTCGGCCAGAGTGTCAGCCTGCTCTTCCCGTGCGCGAGCGTATTGGTCAGCAAAATCGGGCTTCTTCAGCAACCACTCATAGATCGTAGCCCGCTCCGGCATTCCTTCCGTCTTTACGATCTCCCTCAGACTCTCCCCTTCTGCTATCCGCAGACAGATGAGGTTTGCCATATGCTGTGTGTACATCGTTGGCCTGCCCAGCTTCTTCTTTACGGGCTCCTGGGCGTTTTGCGGCGCGATGGCTACCTCACCCTTGGCTTTAGGCTTTTCGGCCTTCTGGGGCTGTTTTGGCGCCTTTGCGGCTGCCTTCTTAGCGGTTTCTGGCATTACCCGTATTCCTCGCTTAGTTGTTGGGGCCTACTCGCTGCGTCTGCGGTTCTGACTACTGTCGATACCCCGCAGCATCCGCTTTCGGCTTTTCGGCTCAGTATCTCCAGGTGGCGGCCTTCACCGCCCACATCTGCCCAGACTGAATGTCGGTGATGGCGACGCTGGCCATCCTGGCAATCTCTGCGTTAGGTTGATTCGTGCGCAGCTCGTGGATCTCGTCGATCAGGTCGGCGCATTTGCGCTTGATCGCCTCGACCGTAGGGTCACCGCTCGGGTTGAACGTCAGCCCCACCGCCTTCTCTCCGAAAGTCATCTCTCGTTGCTCAGTCATGGTCAGAAGCAGTTCGTCGAACAATTCCCGAAGTAGCAGCACGTTGTGCATGTCACCATGCGGCCACCGGAAGTGATCGTGTGCGTAGAGCATTGAGCCCATGCACCAGTTGTGATCAATGCAATGCCGAAAGCGGCAAGACTCC